TCGTTCCAATAGCTCGCGCTCGTCCACGGGTGGTACTCTTCCTCAAGATAGCAGCCGATTCGACCGTCGGAGCCCACGCCGTAGTTGCTCGATGCTTGCCGCGAGTAAGGCGCGAACACCTCGCCGCAGCCCTCGACGGTGAGGTTCCCCGCCATATGATGCACGGTAATCTTGCTGATGGCAGCGGTTCTAATCCCGCTGGTGTTCGGGCTGATTCTCGTGTAAGTCGATAGGCTCGATATAGTCATCCTCGGCCCTCCCGTCTGATAGCTCGAACAACGCCTCCTCGCCTATGCGCCCAGTCTCATAGAGGTGCGCCAAATAGTCGTCTACTCCTTCCATGGCGATTCAGCTTCCGGTAATCCTGCAACGCTCGTGAGCAAGCTCAGGATGGCGGCGACGCACGCCGTGCTTATTGCAACGCACCAGTCGATGCTGCCCAACGTCGCAGCAGTCGTGGGCAATGCTGCGATCAAAGCCTGGGCAAAGGTTTTAAGCGCACGCACTCCCGCGCATTTGAGCCATGCCTTCCAGATAGATTTCTTCTCCTCGGTCATTACTCTGACCCTCCAATCTTCAAATCGTCGTACCTGTGGTAAAGGTTCGCTATCTCCGTCTTAGCCTCGCGCACGTCCGCTTCGAGGTTGTATGTGCGCTCGATGACGCCGTTGTGCTTCTCCACGTCGCGGCGCAAGTCCACTATCAGGGTTTCGAGCTTCGTGAGCCGCGAGCTTATTGCGGCGTACACCGAGCCTACGGCGATTACTACGGTCACGATTGTTCCGATATATGGTGTTATGTCCACTTATTCCTCCACGTATGTGTAAGTACTTGATGACGGGTAGTTTGCCGCGCTTGTGTATGCCGACAACGAACCAGATGGAACGTATATCTTGCAATCGGTCGGAACGCTCGTCCAAGCATTTGCGTTACTTACGCTCGGAGGCGTTGCTCCCTTGAAATGTATTTCGCCTAAGCCATAGCAACTAGCAAACGCACTGCTCCCTATGCTTGTTACACCGCTCGGAATTGTGACCGCTGCAAGCGAGTAGCAATTATAAAATGCGTTGGCACCGATGGTAGTCACCCTGCTCGGAAGCGTGATTGTTGCAAGCGATTGGCAACCGTAAAACACCGAACCGCCGATGCTGGTTACACCATCGGGAATTGTGATTGCTGCGAGCGAGTAGCAATTATAAAATGCGTTGGCACCGATTCTGGTCAAACTACTGTGAAACGTGATTGTTGCAAGCGAATAGCAATATCTGAACGCATAGCCGCCGATGCTGGACATGGCATTCGGGATGGTGATTGATGCAAGCGAATAGCAATAGTCGAACACATTGGCGCCGATGGAGACCGCGGTGTTCGGGATGGCAATTGATGCAAGCGAGTAGCAATAGCTGAACGCATAGTTGTCGATAATCATAACCCTGCTCGGAAGCGTTATTGACGCAAGCGAGTGGCAATGCTGGAAAGCGTTGATTGCGATACCTGCCAAACTGCTCGGAAGCGTTATTGACGCAAGCGAGTGGCAATAATAGAACGCATAGTTGCCAATGTAGGTGTTGTTTCCAATTCTCACCGCTTGCACGCAATTTGCGTAGACATAATTCTTCTGTACAGTAGAATTATTCATGCTCAGCAATGTATAAGTCGTAGTGCCGATAAGGGTAACAGCGCCAGACGTTACATGTATTTTGATTGTGTAATTCCCAGCAGATTCATAAGTGTGCTGCGTGTTCTTGCGGGTTGAGGCGCTAGTTCCCGTTACTGTGCTTACCGCCGAACCGTCCCCCCAATCAATTATCACGGTGCCATTAGGTGCAAGCTGAAGATACGGTGACAATCTTCCTTCTGGCATCGAAACGTCTATCTCGGTATCGCCGCTCTCTGTAATGTACATCTGCCCGATGTCGCATGTGCCAGTAGCCGCGAACTGCGTCTGAATCTGCGTAAGCGTGTGGTTCCATCCCTGCGAGACAAGCCCACTGTGCGACGGGTTCGCAGGAAGCTCCGAAGGGACGGACGTATAGGATGCAACGACCGTTCCATCGTAGTCGAAGAAGCGTATCGGGTCGGACATGGAGCCGCCACCAGAACCGCCCCCTGAAGCCGTCCCCGTAGTCATCACGCCAGATGCGTCGTAGAACACCTTGCCGCTCGCCACATCTGAAGCCGTCGCGGTGGTACCGCTCACGTCGTAGAAGCTGGAGGTGCCGCCGCCCGTTTTGGGCAAGTCGACCGAGGGCACCGCAGAATACGATGCCCCCGCGACTGTTACGTTTTGCGCCATGAGCGCCCCCTTAGCTGATTGACAGGACTTTGGTCGTTGCGTCCTGGCTGACTACAGCCGATGTGAGCGAACCCGCCACGCCGAATATCGACACGCCGCTCTTGATGTTCGCGGCTACGAGGTTAGCGTCACCGCTGATTGTCTGCGCACCCGTGAGGTACGTACCCGACGCGATTGTCTGCGCCGACGTTCCAGGCGTGTAAGTGGCAGCCGCCTTGGTGGTGACCGATGCCGTGAGCGATACCGCGCTATTCCCTGCGGTGCCGCTTGCGACGTATCCTGCGGTCACATTCGGCGTTACGCTGATTGTCTTGCTTAAAGTGAGCGTGTTCGTGCCAGTGGACAAAGACGCGGCAGTTCCGCTGATGGTCGCGGGTGCCGTAGCGGAGCCTGATGCAACCGCCTTGGTCTGCTGCGCCGAGTAATAGCCTGCGGGAACAGTGACCGTGTCCCCCGATGCGGTTATGTCGCTGCCGGACTTGCTGGCAATCGTGCCCGTGTACTTCGTGCCGTCCGCATAAGCGGTGACACCCGAGAGCATCTTGCCGCCGCTGTCCAGCGTCGCGTCGGACGTGTCCACGAACTCGGCAGAACCCGTGCCAGTGGCGAACGGAATCTGTACGCTGGGGACGTTCTGGTATGTCACCCCGTTGATTTTGACATTCTGTGCCATTTTTCTACTCCTAAGAAACCGTGAGGAATGAGCCGTTCCATGTGATCAACCCGTAGTTGCTGGGTATCGGCTCGACAATCACGTCCTGGGACATGAGCCTTTGAGCCGTAGCCAGCACCTGCGTTTCAGGGGATGGTCTCACCGAGTAAGGCCCGTCATACGGCATGCCCCCGCCGACGTACTCCCCGACGGACAGGCTAGCCGACGCATTCTCCGAAACGGAGAGGTTCGCCGATTCGCCGCCCGTGACTGTTAGCGTGATTCTAGGCATTGAGCACACCTTCCTGTAGGATTCGCTCGACTGGTATGCTTCCTATCGTCGTGGCAAGCGCGGGGTAACCCGATGCGTCCACTGCCCTGATTTGTACCTCGCACACGCCGCCGCTCTTGAATGCGAGCGTGTCGCGCTGCGAGAGTATGCACTCGATTGTGGTCTTGTCGCTCTCATAGGTCGCGTTCAAATCGTCGCCCGTCTTCACGACGAGCTTGCTCCCGCACTTGAACGCGAGGTAGATTTGCAGCCCCGTGAGGTCTGCGTCCACTTCGACCGTTATGGTCGGCGTTGTTCCGCGTCTCATATCGCCTCCTAGTATGCGTAGCCGTTCAGTTCCATCGCGTAGATGACGGCTGCGAAGTCGGCAGCCGATGCCTTGCGCACCACTGGCAGCGCGGTCTCGATGCCCGATGGCGCAAGGTCTGTGGACTGGTCGATTGTGCAACACAGCCTGAGATAGCCGTCCTGCTCGGGAATCCAGATGAACGGGTATTTCTCTATATAGGCGCTGCCAACCTTGGAATCGAGGTAGAACGTCCCCGCGCTGTTATAGGTCTTCACTATGAGCTTGTAGCCGTCCTGAATGCCGAAATAGTAAGGCGTGCCGCCCGTGACCTCCATCCTGGACGCGGTGGACAGTCGGATTGTGTGCGTTCGGTTCAGGTTCGCGCCCGTGGAGCTGATGCCGCCCTGCTCCCAGTCAGATGCCGATTGCGAGCAAAGGTTGTCGTTTTCGAAGGAGTAGTCCGGGTTGCCCGTGAACGCCCCCGAGATTTCGAGGTTGCCGTACTTGTCCAGAACCAGCGCGTTCTTCCTAGTGCTCTCTCCGAACCCGTTGCCGACGATGAGCGGGGCATATCCCACTGGCGCGTTGTACGTCCCTAGCACCGTCTGGTTGTTTGAGTTCGAGATGAGGTTGCTCCCGAACGTGGCTCCGCAGTAGCCTGTCACAGTATTGGTGGTTCCAACGGCGATGGAGCCTGGTGCGGTCGCATCGTTCGCCCAGCCGACCGCCAGGCTCCTGTTCCCAACCGCGCCGCTTCCCCTCGCCCCGATTGTGACGGCTTGAATCGCCTGGGTCGTTCGGTAGACGATTGTCGCTGTCTTTCCTATCAGCGCGTCGCCGCCCTGCGATGACGGCAGCACGCATACCGCGTTCCCGAGCTTACCGTCGTACCCGTACTCGGTGCCGTCTATTTCAATTGAGACTATATCGGATGGGAGGTACACCGTCTCGAAGCCCGCGCCGTCGAAGATATAGCTGCCAGTGCCCCGCGCGATGTGGATGACCTCATGCTCCTCGGTTATCTGCGAAGAGTAGCCGTCCTGCCCCCTATTGTCGAACACATCGAAGAACACGCTGCCGTTCTTGTCCTTGAACCGCAGCGAGTTGTAGGTGATTTCCAGATACGTCTCGCCCTCGCGCCCGATACGCGTAACCTCGCCGCCGCTGTACACGCTCGCGCCC